AAAAGAGAGAGAGAGAGAGAGAGAGAGAGAGAGAGAGAGAGAGAGAGAGAGAATTTAATCTCTCTCTTGCTCACTGATACTTCTATTTACTCCGTTTTTCAAGCTCAAAATTAGAATAAAATCGTAATTTCATTTTGGGATTAATATTTTATTTATTACTTTACCATTGAATTAACTTTACTTCATCTGTGTGTTGGCAATTCATAACCTGCGCTTTTAAATCAAAATATCTATACAGTTTACTTGTTTTAAAATCACTTGCATCTTTCAATAGATCAATAAATTGCGAACGATTATGAATCACAATCCCATTATCAACTGTAGGCCAAGGGATAGATAATATTGTTTCATCAATATTGAGCATTCCCATTTGTTGATTTAAATTAGCTTGATACTCCATATCAAATTTATAGGTATGCTCTGTTCCTGTGCAACTGCTAAAAAAATTACCTAATATCTCTTGATTACAAGCTAAATTTATTTCTTCTATTTTAGATTGTTGTAAAGGAAGAAGTTTAATTTCATCAGGAATTGGAGTATAAACAGGAATATTATCTACAATTGTATAATATGATGAATTCCTTGCTAACTCAGAATATTCATTATCATCAAAATACAAAGCTTTAGACTCATGTGGAGTATAAGTCAACTTATCATTGGGAGAATCTGCACCAATTCTACCGATAATTTTTCCATTAGAATTATAAAATACATACATTATTTATTTCCCCTTTTTTAAATAGTTGGTATTGCTACTAAATCCGCTCTATATAATCTTACAGAATAAGAAGAATTAAATGATAGTATGCCTACAGCTAACTTAGTTCCTGGCACTAATACCACTGAAACAGTACGCATTTTTGTAGGAGCAGTCTCCCATGTCTCACAATACATAGCTGTACCATTAATCGAGGCAACAGTATCATAATTAAATAATCTCACAACACCCCCTCCACTTGCACTAGTTGTACTGATTGTAACGTCTAGTGCAAACTTAGTGCCTACGGGAAATATGTCGGGTATTGTGTAAACTAAATTTGCCAGAGTTTTACTTGTTTCTGGGGTTACGCTCGAAGCCCCCATAGCCAATAGTCCATATGAACTCGCCAAGGATGTACTCAAATATGATCTATGATCTGGGTAATACAAAGGAATGAAAGTTTCAGGAACAGAAATTCTAGCAGATATAGCATTAAGGATTGCTATTTTCGCATTATAATAATCTGTAAATTTACCCCTAAATGTACCTCCCACAATATCACTAGTGATAGCTAAATCTGCCATAATTGCCGTGGTATTTGGAGAAATGACAGTTTCATTCAAATAAGTACCTAAAGCACTTTTAGCAGTTTCATAACTTGTTGAAGAAATAGAATATGCTCCTGCTTGCGTGATAATTGGCGAATATTCTCCTGTAATTATACTCCATTCTTTTAATACCAATAATTTTTCATTAGGGGCTAATTTACTATCTGATGCAATTTCTGCCAATAAAGAATTTGCTGCATCAATATCTGCCTGAACATCTTCTGGTGCAGGAGTCCAATCTGTTGCTTTATTTCCTATTTCAAGTTTTACATTACGAACCCAAATAGTAGCAGACAAACCATCAACGCTCCCGTTATGATCTATTCTTAATTTTAATAGTGTTGGGTTGTCTATGTCACCCCATGCAACAGGAGTAATAAATGTCATAGTTTGCTTAATCCATGTAGTGCTTTTAATAAAACTAGCACTAAGAAGACCAACACTAAGGAAATTGTCTGGCAGTAGGAATAAATCTCTTGAATTAATATTAGCATCTTCTTTTGATTCAAATGATAATGTAACCGTTAATCCTCCGTAAAGATACATATAAGGACTATATATAAATCCACTCTCCACAGTAGAAGCCCTTGTTATAGAAAATTCGCCATTCTGTATAGTGTCAGCACTCCAACCTACTCCACTAAATGAACCAAGCAATAAATTCCTTCCGCCAATTTGAATATTATCTACATGTGTTTTTGCGGAAGATGCAATATATTGTAATAACTCGCTTCTAGCACTATAATATGCATTAAATTTGGCATCAAAATCCCCTCTAATAACAGTGGAAGTTATTGTTAAATCACCCAAAATTGTAGTTGTATTACCATTAAGAATGGCAACATTAAGATAATTATTTAAACCGTTTGCACCACTGAAAGAATCAACATATTCCCCATATAATGTGGTCATTGTACTTGATGGGTACAATAAAACTTGTGCATCTAAATTTGTCTTTTCTACAACTATAGAATCCCATATAGGTTTCAACGTTTTAACTTTTTCACTTTTTGTGATTTTCCCACCATTAGCTATATTATCTAAATCTTCTAAAGCAACACTAGCGTCTGTTTGTGCTTTATTTGCTAAAGACTTAGTAATATTCGCTGCGACATCATCAGTATATTCAGTATAATAAATCCAATCAGAAGCAATATAACTTCCTGTCTCCCTTTCGACTATACAAATTTTAAAATCTCCATTAGTTTGTCTCCATAAATCTTGAATGCTATATGGAGGTTGAGGTATTCCAACAAATATTCTCAATTCTGAATCTAGTGAACCCTGTGCTCTTGAAGCATCAGACAATACTTTAATTACATCAACATTATCTATTAAATCCCATTGATATAAAGATGAAAATCTATAAGCGTTCCCTGCAATTACATCATAAAATTGATCGCCTAAATGGTTATCTTTGATAGTGTTTGTTATCCAAGCACTACTAGGAAGATTAATTAATGTAGGTAAATAACCATAAAACCAACACTCAATTTTACCATCTACACTTTGATTCTGAAAATTAGTATTGTCTGCATTATATAAGGTGTCTGCAAATAATTTTAATGATGTTGCTATAACTGCATTTGGTTTAGAATTATCAATTTCTAAAGTTGATACTTTTGCAATAAGTATTTTTTTAGTATTGTTTAAACTATCATATAATGTTTGAATAACCCCTATTTGTGGTGCAGTAATTGATTTGGGTATTGATAAATTAATCCAATTATTTAATTCCAATTGCAACGAATTTAATGCAGTTTGAAAATTTGTTTTTTCATTAGGACTTATATCAGATAATCCTAATTTAGTAGCAAGATCAGTTAATGGTTTAGATTCTTCTATTACTAAATCCAAATCAGTTCCAAGTATAATGGAATCATTTACACTTATTGTAAAACTACTAAATGAACTAGTTATTTTTAATCCCAATGCAATTATTGATTCTGCTAATCCTGATATTGATTCCCCTATATAATCTCTCGCAATAACCATTAATTCTTCAAGCAATGCAATTTTATTATCAAAGTACAATTGAAAATAATTAATAAATGTTGCACTTACAATTGTTGAACTTGAAGTTAAATCAGCTAATATAGAACTAATATAAGAATTTAAATTAGAATATGAAGTTTGATAATTAGATAAAAGTGTAGCCACAGTAGGATAAATGGTATTATTCCAATAATCTGCTTGCATTTCTACTGTATTTTTTTCACTTATAATTATATCCCAATAACTTTTAACAACTTTCTTTTCTTTTGATGTAACAGTTGTGTTGCTTGCTATTTTTGCAATTTCAACATTAACTATATCTCTATTTGCTTTTGCTACTTGAACTGCTAAAGTTGCTTCTGCTGAAATTAATGTAGTCCCAACAGCAATTCCTTGAGGTGTACCATCTACTATTTTTGTATTTATGTCTGCATATGGTGCTTTTTTACCAGTGTCATAAAATACTTCTAAGGCAGTTCCTTTAAATAGTTTAGGTATTCCAACAAAAGCAAAAGGAAATCTACCTGTTCCCGTATCTGTTCCTGTTCCTCCACATCTAATCATTGCATTTAATAGATTTTGATTCCATCCAATTGAATTATATGATGTTAATGTTACGATTACAGTATCATCTAATGAATTTAATTTTGTAGCCAAAGCGTTTCTGTCTGCTTCATCAGAATTATAAGTGTTATAAATATGAGTATGTTCAGTTATTACAGACAAATCTTCTCTACTAATGACTGTAAGTAATAGACCAGTACCAGAATCGTCACTTGCACTAATATTCTTTTTATTGATCTTAAATATTCTACTTTTATTAGATTGATTACCCCCTGTTCCACGAATAGATAATTCCCCATCAATAGAATACTCAGCAGTTAATAAGTTTATTGCATTATTTAATGCTAATTTTGTACTCATGACTAAATCAAATTTCTTTAGGAATGCTTTCCTTTCTGAAGATTTTATTTTTAATCCTTTACCTGCATAACTTGTTAATGGTAATCCTACCCATTTATTTAATTCTACTTGCAATCCATCAACACCACATGATGCAACTGTTCCAGTTAATGAATTTTGATAATTATTTATTAAATCAGTTGAAACAGTTAAAGTAGTTGCAATATTAATTACGTCTGCACTTTCAGCAAGAATTGTTTGGAATGATTCACCTAATGAAACTGATTCATCATATGTAATATAATTATCTTTAGCAAATGCTTTTATATCCATTTGCATTGAAGTAATTGCAACACTAACTTCAAATAATTGTTGATCTACAAGAGTTAGTTCATTATCAATTTGTACTTGAGTAATTAATGCAGTCAATATATCCTTTTTAGTTTCAGCTATTTTAAGTTTTTTGTTTATATCTACCCCTTTGCTTGGTTTAATTGTTATTGGATAGTGGGATGACAATTGATCCAACCAATCACTTACAGAATTTAATGCAGTTACAATTGCACCACTAGGAGTAGTGCCAATCTTATAATAATCATCTTTTGCATCAAGTAATCCATCATATGATATATTGTCATCACCTATTATTGCCAATAATTCATCAGCAATTGCAATAATATCACCTGATTCATCTTGTACTGCTGTTTTTAATAATTCTAATGTATTAGATTCTGCTTCGGTAATTTGTTTTGCATTAATATATACATTTACTTGAATTTGAAAATCACTTAATGCTGTGTTTAATTCTGCAATTTGAGATTCTACATATCTTTTTCCATCATCTTGACGAGCTTTGCCAATTGCATTAATTAGGATTGATTTTTTGTTTTCAACATCTTGAAACAAATCTCTTATTTTAATTCTCTCATCTTCTGGGCTAGAATCACTGATAATAGCAATTGGGTAAACTAATGGCGGTGTTGTTGGGCCAATCCAATTTGCAACTAAATATGTTTCTAGGGCAGTTAGAGCAACTTGATAATTTGTTTTTTCGTTTACGTCTGGTAAATCAAGAAATTCAAGTTGAGTAGCTATGGTAATTACATCTAATGATTCTGCGATTAGTTTTTCCAATGTTAACTTGAGTGATTTTGCTTCTATAGCGGTTATCCAACCATCACTTCCAAATCTTGTAAGGTCTATTTCTAGATTTAGAAGTGAACCATTTAGTTCTTCTATTTGTTGATCAACATATTCTGTGGCATTACTTTGTGAGGAATCCCATTTAAACTTATTTAGGTCAATAATGTCTACATATGAACTTGCATGATACAAAGAATCAGACAATCTTTGTGAAGCAGTTTTTACATTTGAAATTGTTAATTGTATATCTGCATTTTCGAAGTCATAATTGATTTCAATTATTTTAGCAGTTATGTCAATTCCTAATTGTTTATGTTTTATAGAGATTGAATCTCCTAAATTAATTTTGCCCCAATTGCGTTGTTCTTCTAGAATTTCTAAAAAATTTACAAGACTAATTTGAACGATTGTTTTTGGTGTCTTCCGAACCTCCATTTCATCAATACCTGCAAAATATAAGTCAGTGACATTAGAAATACTTCCATTCGTGAAATCTTTGTCTATCATGTACGATGTTTGAAGTTCTAATAATAATTCAGGAACATCAGCAAAAAATCCTTCATAGGTTAGAGTTGTTTGAATACCATCAATTAATGCTTGAACTTCTGTTATTTCAATATTTTTTGCATCTATTTCAGATTGTTTCCCACTTGGGCCATCGATTAATAATTGTAATGCTAATTTTTCAGCATCTAAAGTTGTTGTGCTATGACCACTATTTTTTGCTGTTTCAATATTATCATCAATAATTTTCATTGCATCTGTCAGTTCTGTCATCTCGTTTATCAAAACAGTTAATTCTATTTGAAGAGCAGATAATTGTGCTAAATATGTTGCAAATCCATCTTTATTTTGCAATAATAAAATTTGATAATCTAAAAGTTTATGACATAATTCGTCAGACATATAATCTGATCTAGTGATAACCTCTCTTGTTTCTTCATTTCTTTGAAATGGGAAAAGGAACGTACTATAATTTTCAACATACGATTGACCGGAAGGGTTGATTTCATTTATTGTTAAGCCATCTTTACCGTAAACTTTTAATCTTGTACAAAAGAATTCACTATCAATATTTTGTACAATTGTACGGAGGTATTTAATATCACTTATTCTGAATCCTTTATCAATCCCATATTCATTTATTGTATAGAAATTTATTTTTCTATTAATTGAATCAAATTTAGCAATTAAATTAAATTTTTCTGCAATCTCTAATATGAAATCTAATTTAGTTTTTACAGAAACTTCAAATGAGCGATATACAGAATTTAGCGATTCTGGAATTTCACCCAAAGACCAAGCAGTCTCTTTTAGGATTCCATCTGTATGAACTGTGGTTGTTACAGGTATTCCGTCTGTAGTTACGGTAGTTGATCTATCATATCCAGTAACGCTCATTATTTCAGATAATTTCACAGCATCAAAAACAGCCTTTCTTATGTTCTTGTCTTTGAGTTCATACTCTAATGAATAGCAATTGACTTGTAAAAAATCTGTAGAATCATCAGCATTTGGACTAGGGTTATCAATTATAAAATATGATGTATAATCACCTAAAATTAATTTAATTAAATATCTGTTTTTTAGCATTTCACAATGAATATTATATTGTTGTTCATGATCTTTTTCTATCTGATATGGTAAACTGAAAGTAAGTTCGCTTAATGTTGTGAGATTCATTCTTAAATTAGCATCATAATGTTCTTTTAATGATGCAATGATTGTTTTATTTGGTTTACAGAGATATAATTTTGGTCTTTGAGGAGTAAGGGATAAGTCAATATCAAGAAACATTTTTATTCATCCTTTCGACTTATTGGAATTTAATTATTATTTTATTATCTTGTTTTAAATTGATATCTGAATTGGATTTTACAAGTGCCTTTTATAATTAGGTTATTGATTCCTCTGGGCAAGGAAATAAAATCTCCTGTGAGATTATTTATACGATAAGTATCAGGAATAGATGATGTTATTTCTTCATTCTCATTATCAATGAATAAATCTTCATTATTTTTAAGTGAGGATAATGCAATTGGTACTCCTTCGCTGTCTAATAATGAGGATAATTTAAATTCTTTTCCTGAGTCAGAATTGTTTATTATGCTAATATCACCATCATTTATTTTGAGAAGGGAAATTTGAGGTTGACATGGAATGTCACCAAGATTAGAGAATATTATTGGAGTTCCTGTAGATGGATTTGAGGAAAGGTCTATTAAATCATCAATATAAACTGGAGAGTAAGCATATGGAGAATTACATCTAAATTTCAGTGTTACATAACCTAATTTTAAACCATTGTGTATTAATTGTGGTTCGTCAACACAAATAGCATAGAATATTTTGTCTGGATTCTCAGAAAAAATTAATTTACGATATGAATCTTTTGTTAACGCTCTTGCTACAGAGCGAAGTTTGTCTTCATCAAATGATTCTGAAAATGCAAAAGACATTTGTATTTCCCTTGGAAGTTCTTTTACCTGAAATAAATATGGTTTAGGATTCCATCTTGTTCTTTGTTCTAAAATTTCTCTACTTGATAAAAATGTTTCTTGATATAATCCTGAATTATCGACATGTACGTTCATAATTCCGAATTCTTCATAGAAATTAATATTATCGTATATAAAATATAATGACTCTGAAATTGACATGTTTGTAGTTTCACCTTCCTTTCTTGATTTTTATAAGAAAAGAGGAAGATATATATATATTATCTTCCTCTAATAATCTGTGCTCTCTCAATTTGTCTAATTACATAATTGGATGCTATTTCCAAATTCTTTTTACTGATTATCCCGTCTGTAGACGTGACGTTAAAATTAATGTTTGGAATTGTTACATTTGTTCCAGATGAAGAATTATTGGCAAATTGTGGTGTTTGGAATTGTGGAAGATTAAATGATGGAAGTTGGATATTTTTTATTAAATCCATAATCGAACTCGTAATTCCAATTCCATTGGCATAAGATGGAATATTTAAAAGTTTTGATTTAGCAAGGATAGATTCCGTTAAATTATGAGGAATAACTTCAGTTCCTTTTTCTAGATTCATGATTTCAGGGCCATTATTTCCACTAAGAAATGGTTTACTATTGGGAGGAATTATTAATTCTCTGCCCTCTTCAGAAGTCTTTGCGAGTCCTCCTTTGTGGAAGGATGTTCCAGATGCATAATTAGGAAATGCGTCAAGTTCATTAGCAGCAGATTTTATCTGTTTTATCGTATTGATTATTGCTTGAAAACTAGTATCAATTTTGCCAGCTTGAGTTGTTAATGTAGTAGTAAATTCATCAGCAAAAGTATTAAGACTGTCTTGAATACCCGTAATATTCCCATCAAGAATTTCTTGAACCTTTGCTGACCAAATTTCATCATTTAACATTAGTTCATTAAAAGCGGTTTCTGTTGCAGTTTTTTGATCCTCTAAAGATTGCTTTTTTGCCTCATATGCTTCATTTTCGGATTTTTTCTTTGCCTCAGATTCTTTTTTAATAGCATCTAAAGCATCTTGCAAATTTTGTTTACGAAGATCAGTAGCATGAGAATTTTGCATATCATCAATAGATGATTGCTTTTCTAATAGTTGTTTTTGTAATTCTGCTGTTCTAGATTTTCCTTCGTTCGATGTATCAAGAGATAACGCATCAATTTGACTTTGAAGAGTTTGAGCATCAGTTTGAGCAGAATTTAAATCCTTTGTATAATTTTCAGCATTTGCAAGACGATCAATAGCAGAAATTTGTTTATTAATAGAATCTTCTCTGGCCTTTTCTTCGCTGTCAATATCATCTAAAACTTGTTGATGTCTTCTATCTTCGGATCTCATTTCCACATCTATTACTGCTAAATCAATTGTTTTTCGTATTTTTGCGGCATCTTTTAGAATTTGAACTATATCATTAGCATAATCTTGCATGGATTTTTGATTTTGATTAAGTGTGAGTTTTAGATTTGCCATTTCATCATTTAAAGTTTTTTGAGCTTCTGTAGTTAAATCTGTTGCTTTTAATAAATGACCAATAGCAACAATTTCATTAAAAATTGCATCTTCTTTTTCTTTTAATAAAGTGACTTGTCTTGCTTGTTCTTTAGAATATTCTTCAGATGATTTATCATATAAATCCATTATTGATTTAGACAGATTCATTTTTGCATCTAATTTTGCCATAGATTGTTCGAATTTATCAATTTCAATTTGGATTAGAGAATTTTTTAGAGTTTTTTGAGCATCAATATTATCTTTAATTGCAATTGAATTTGCAACCCAAGCATTTCTTACCAATTGTTGAGATTTAAATAATTCATCCATTATTTTACGAGTTTCTTCTGATGCTTCATTATGGGCTTTTACATATGCAACTGATTCTTGATTATCTGAACCAGTAAACCATTTATTGATATCACCAAATTGAGATGATGATGATGATTGAAGGTTGGAATCTGATAGGGAATTAATGGAATCATGTGCAGAGTTTAGAAGAGATAATTCTTCTGCTTGACTGGAGATTAGAGAGTTTGTTAGGGATAGAGTTTTTTGGTAGTCTTTTTGAGATTGTGCTTGAGATAGGTCTTTTTGTATTGAGTCTGATTTGGCTTTTTGGAGTAAGTGTTCTGCATTTATTTGGGTGATGAGAGCTTGAGTGAGGTCTTCGATTTGGAGGGATTGGGATGAGTCGGATGATGAGTCTTTGGATGAATCTTTGGATGAGGATTTACTTCCAGACATACCAATTTTAGAGAAATCAATACCTGAATTATCTAATACAATATTGTCAAATTTTTCTTTCGCAATTCTTTCTGCTCTAGCAAGTGCTGACATTTGAGTAGTCATTTCATCACTAACATAAGTTGATTCATGGTTGCTTCCACCAGTAACAACTTGTCTACTTCCGATTTGTTCTACTTCTCCTGTAAAAGCACCAGTGTTTGTATCATAATAACTTGACCACAAAGTAGCTAGTTTTTTGATTAATGCTAATTCAACTAGCAATTTAGCAGACGCTAAATCTTTTGCTCCTTTTAAATCTTCATCACGTTGTAATCCTAAACCTTCAACAAGATTTTTAATTCCTTCAATGTTAGCATTATAGAAGTCAGTTGAACCGTTTATCATAGTTATATACGCTTGTTCTGACTTTTCTTGCTCTTGTTGGATTATGTTTGTTAATTCTTGATGGACTGCTTTTTCATCACCAAGAATTGGAAGAAGAGATTCTAGTTTATCGGCAAGCTTTATAAGTGTATCCAGAGAAAACGATCCTGCATCATTATATTCTGTTAGTGCTGATTGTATTTCTGAGATAGATGATGCAGATGATGATAGGGTTTCTTGGAGAGTGGTAAGGGATTTTGTGAAAGAATCCACAGTATTTTTAGATTTGTTAGCGTTATCTGAAATTGGAGGAAGAGACGCATCAATCTTATGTAATTTGCTATTCGTTTCATCAATATTTTTGCCATCAAATTTTGACAAAATATCCATAACTTCTAATAAATTCTTCTTATATTGATCTTCATTAGTAAACGTTAATTTGCCTTTTATATTATCGAAAACCGTTTTTTGTTTCTCAGATAATTTATCAAGACCTTCTATAGAACTCTGCGCTACCATCTTATAAGCGTCATCAAGCGTAAGAATTGAAGTTTTATAAACTTTAACTTTTTCGCTTAAAGTATCAATCATCGCACTTATTTGTTTAGATTCTTCAATAGTATCGGTAGAATTTTCGCCACCAAATGATGTTGCCTTATGTAAATTTTTATTAATCTCATTTCGAAGATTTTCATAATATTCAAGAGCAGCTTCTGGTGTGCCATAAAAATCTTGTTCTGCAAGTCCTCCAGCAGAGTACTGATTGGGAGTATTTAAAGAATTTTTAGCATCTTCTGCAAATGCCTTTTGCTTATCTCTAAATGCTGTTTGATTAGCTAAGTCTAATTTTTCGAGTTTTGCAATATTATCATCAATTGACCCACTTTGTAAATCAAGACTTTGGGCAGTTTCTCCAAAAACATCTTTTAATTTTTTCTCAGTTTCAATCAGTTGTTTTTTTGCATTATCATCAGTCTTGGCCAATTCTGCATTTTGACGATATGTTTCAATTAAAGAGGATATTTCATTTTGTTGGGATTTATATATATCAATAGATTCTTTTTGTTTCTGTGCGGCTTCTTCTTGCTTTTGATTATATATATCCATTGCCATTACAACCGCAAATATGCTGGTAATAATCAAGCCAATTGGATTGGCTTTTATGGCAACCCCCAATCCTTTCATAGCAAATATTAATCTTTCAGTAGTGGTGGTCGCTAAAATTTCAGCTTCCGATAAATTTATCAATGCCATTTGAGTTTGGACTAAACTTGATTTTAATAACATCGCAGAAAAAGATGCCGTGCTAAAAAACTTAATTATAGCAGTACCTTTAAATATCGCAAATCCTGATGCAATCAATACTAAAATGGTAGATAAATTAGCAAAAGTAGAAACCAAATAAGTTAAAGATGATACCATTGTTTTTAGAGAACTAGAATTTATTATTGATGCCCAAAATTCTTCCGATGCGACTTTCAGCAATCCTAGACGACCCGAAATTGAGTCAAGTTTTTTAGCGTTTTCTTCCAAAGCACTGTTTTCACTGTTCCTAGCCATGGTAGCAGCATCTAGTTTTATCTGGTATGCCTCCATTAAGGCGATAAATTTCGAATAATGATAAGTCGAACCCATACTTTGCGAAACTGCCAACTGCTCTTGTTTTGACATTTCACTCCATCCACTTTTAATCTCAGAAATAAGGGAATTAAAGCTTTTTAAGTTATCATTTGCATCTGTTGTATCAATATTCATAATTTCTTTTAATACTTTTGCTGTTTTACCTAATTCGTCAGGATTAGATTCATCCGTCCTATATATACGACTCATAAAAGATTTTATGGCTGTTCCAGCTTCATTTCCAGAAATTCCCAAAGATTGTACAATTGCTGTAGTCATACCCTCTAAATCTTCCATATCTGTGTTGGCTAATCTGCTCGCCGCCCCGATCTTGGAAATTGATGCTACCATGTCTTCTGCTGAAATTCTAAAATTATTTTGTACTTCATTAAGGGAATTTAATATTTTCATAGAATCTTTTGCTTCTATACCAAATGTAATCATACTTGTCGTAATTGCCTTAGCTGCCTCTGCCGATGTCATTGTGGTGACGTTCGATGCCATTGTCGCAACACGAGTCAACTCGATTATCTCATTTTGATCCTTAGTAATTCTTCCAAATTCCGCCATTCCTTGCATAATTTCGACGCTAGATTTACCAAGTTGTTTTCCAAGATTAATAGAAGCATCTGCCATTTCATTTAATTGATTAGACGAAAAATCGACAACTTTCGACAAATCTGTAAGAGCTGTATCCATCTGGTAGACGAATTGGATGCCATCCTTCAAGGCTCTAAATGGCGCGTACATTAATGTTGCGGCTAAACGGTAGTGTTCGACAGAATTCGTTAATTTCTGCCAGTTCTCAATTAAATAATATAATATAATATAATATAATATATTATATTATTTAAAATGAACTTCTGTATGTTTTCCATACATGCCCAGACCATATCATCATTTCTCATAAATCATATTATAAGAAAGTCTCTCGTTTCGATTTAAGGGATTTCTCCCACCACTTGGCCCTACTTCCCTCATAGGGAATGGTCGTTGAAGAGTATCCTATTCGGATATATCCTGCTGAAGACCCATTGTTTATAGCACTTAGGATTTAACCTTATGCCATCTAACTAATTCTTTCTACTTTCGTAACATTCACGCTTGGCCATATTTCATACCTACGTTGTAGTTTAGTTAGCTCTTAGCGATTACCAGCAATTGTTGAGATATTGGATAGATTGTTATACGTCATCTATCACTACATACAGTTTGCACTATATGCGGAGCTTAACGTTTATCGAATACTTATATAAATTTTATTATCTATTCGACAAATATATACAAATTACTCCAAATTCCGAGTTTAAATATATCTTTTCCGAAAGTTGTAAATACACTATCCGCAGCACCATTTATTCTTGTAATTTCAGCAGTTGCGGCTCTTACAGATGTAGTCAATTGAGCAAATTGTAAATTTACTTCTCTAGCAGACAAACTCCCAGCAGTACCAAATCTTACAATATTTTCTGTTAAGCGAGTCAATTCTTGCTGTATTGCTGGTTGAGAAAAAACAGTGCTTTTGCCAACTTGTAAACTATTAATTTTATTTTGCATCTCTGCTTGATATAAACTAATATCCTTGGGACTTAAAGTTTTAGCATCTGCTGTTGTTGCTATTCTTTGTAAATCTTTATACTTGGTAATTTCTAATTCCAAATTAGCTATATTTTGAAGTATTCCTCTTCTTTGTTCGTTAGATAAAAATGTATTACTTGATCTTATTTGATCTATACCTACTTTAAGTCTATCATGTTGAGCAATTAAAATAGCTAGATTTTCAGGGTCTTTTATTCCAGTGGCAGGGGAAGTAAATCCGGTCTTCAATTTTGCAATTTTATTTTCGTATAATTGAAGCTTATCTAATGTTTTTTCCATATTCCCTTGTCCACTTGTCGTAACATTAAAAGCTTTTCTCGCTTCAATTCCTAATTGTGCAAATGATTCTCGAAGAATAGATATTTGATGTGAAAGATTAGGATTAATCACAAGATTAGAAGCTTGTCTACGCAAATCTTCAAGTTTAGAAACATCATAAGATCCTACATATTGAGATTCTATATTATTTCCACGATTAGTAAAGTTCTTTTGTGCTAATTCTAATTGTCTCTGAAGTTTTACCGTATTATCTTCATTTAATTTTCCAATTACTCTAGTGCTTTCTTCCCACTTTTTAGTAGTTTCATTTAAACGCTGAGTAACAGTCAATGTTTGATTCAACTCATTATGAATAGTAGCGATTCTTTGAACTTCTTGACCATCAACAATAGTTGTTTTTACATTGGATAATCTACTTAAATCTGTCAATACAGGTGTCCAATTTCCCTGTTTACTATCAGAACCGTTGCTTTTTGCCATTGCGCGTTGTAAATCTTTATATTCAGTTATCTGCAATCTCAAATCAGCTAAATTTTGAACTATACCTCTACGTTGTTCACTGGAAAGATTTGTGCTACTTTGTAGAACTTGATTAATTGTTGCCTTAACTTGATCGTACTTAGCAATTAAATTATTTAAATTTTGCGGATCAGTAATTCCTGTGGCAGGAGATGTAAATCCAGTCTTCATTCTTTCTAATTGGTTTGTAAAGGACTGCATTTTATTTTTTAGCGTATCTAAATTTGCCCCTGCATTTTTATCAACTATTTTTTCACCTATAAAAATAAATCCAGATTGCGTACTGCTTCCAGTTTGTATTTTTGCCATATTAAATTGAAGTTTTTCAACAACTCCATTAGCTTTAGTAATTTCGGCAATAAAAGACGTTAATTTTGATTTGCTATTCAATGTTTCAAAAACATTTACTTGACCAAGCGTAGAAAACTCTGCTTTAACTCTGTCAATTACATTTTTTGAATTAAAAAAGAATTTTCTACCTTCTTCATCTAACTTTGCTCTATCAAATATCTGTTCTGGTTTTACTGCAATTCTTGAAAGTTGAGAACTATCTAAAACATACCCAGAGTTTGTACTAACCTTTCCGGTTTTAGCACTTTCCCTAGCTATTTCTGCTAAATTAAACTTAACTTTTTCAAGTTGTCCATTAGTTGATTTAATAGTGGCTTCAAATGATTTTATATCTTTACTTGCGTTTGTTGAAATTGGTCCTAAATCAAATTTTTTACCATTATAAGCACCTTGAAGATATTTTTCAACATCTTCAATCGTTCTCATTACTCCTTGTTTATATTTAATTCCTTGATCTTTTAGGTCTTTCTCATTAAATATAGTAATCTTACCACCAGATTGCGATGTTGCCTTTTTTATTTTTTCCATAGTGTCATTAATAATGGTTAAATCTTTAGCATCAATATTTAACTTTACAGAAATTGCACTTGTTATTTTTTTACTTGTGTTTAATTCATTAATTTGTGTATTTATATCTGTAGAGACTGTTGATGCTAACTTTGCTTTAATTAGAATATTTAAATCATCCAAATTAATTCATCCTCTCTTTTATAATTTAGGGCATAAAAATACCCTACTTTTAAAGAGTAGGGAGTTTGTTGTTATATTATTGAGTATTAATATTTCGTTTTTTAAGAGCTATTTTCATAAATAATTTCGCTTTTCCATTTAAAAGCGATTCATATGTTTTCTTCATAAAAGGTCTTGGGCCAATTCTCTCATCTAAGTTAGTACCCCAACTGTATCCCTTAGAATATTCTATAATATACGGTATATTTTCTCCCTCTTCTCCTCGTCTAGTATTTGTCAATTCAATAGCATCATCACCAATTGGAGTAGTTTTGCAACTATTGATTAATTCCCAAGTATTAACATAATGAGTGGGAGTATACTCTTCATAAACATCAGATTGAATATGTTCTCGCATTAATTGTCTACTTTCCAATGCAACGTCTACCTGTAAACTTTCTGATATTTTCTTTTGTAAATATAGTTCTAATTCAGCAATTGATTTGAAATCAGGCATCTTTACTACCTTTACTCCAACCCATTGCATCAGTTAGAAATTTAAATGAATCAGGAAATATTTTATTAATTTGCTTGCTTAATTTAGGAATCATTTTATTGATTTCTTTGCTATCTGGAAGTTTTTCTACAAGTCTACTCAATTGTTTACTTATTACATTTGCTAAACTATTATCTACTTGATATATCTGTTCGATTTCATTTTGCAAAACATTATAAATAAATTCTTTTTCTGATTCAGGAATTAATTTCATGATTTTATCAATTACCAAATTCTCTTTTAACTCATCGTAAAGAAAAACTACATCTTCTAATTCGAAATTTATATTTGAATATTCGTTTATTAACACATATTCAGAAGCGAATTCTTTTAATGCAAAATCAATTTTCTTAATATCTCCTTCAATAATACATAAATCTAATATTTTCTTAATTAGTATCTTTTTCGCAGTTAAAGATAGATATGGTTTAATATACAAATCTAAAACATCAATATCATAGTTATTTTCCCTAATAGTTTCAATTGTTAATAATGTTTGTTCTGTCATTTTTTAACACTCCTTCTATTTTTCATTTAAAATTTTTCTTAACTCTACAATCCTTTTTTCCAAACCAATTTCATTCAGTTCATCTAATTTATCAGTAGACACTCCTAAATAATCTGCAATTTCTTTGTAATATCCATTTAAAACATCTATTTCATCTTTATCTCCAACCTCATGTTTAAATAGTAATTTTGCTGAATATATGTTTGATATTGTCAAATCAAACATATCTAAGTAAAATTTATCGTTATATTTCAAATATTTACTAACATCTTCCTCCCAACTCATAGCATTCGCTATTGATAATGCCTTATCGGAAACATCTCCGGCCTTCAAATCGGACGCTTTTTTGTATTCCCCAATATTATAGTAATACTGTGCCAAACTAACTTTTTGATTATGATTATAAACAAGATATCCGCCAAACATTGCTATAATTATCACTATGAACACCACTATTATTCTATTTGTTTTCATTTATTTGGCACCAACTTTTCAGCCAAAACAATTAATAACCCACCTGTAAATATAGCAGAACCAAATGACATAATTCCTACATAGTGATAGAAACTTTCTGCCACACTTTTACCTGACTGAGATTCTATAGATAATAATAGAAATCCTGCTACCAGAAATAAAATTGTAGACAATAATGCTAAGATTTGGATAAATAATTTCATTGTTGTATACCTCCTCTGGTTGTTTTTCAATATTGAATTTATTATATGCTATTTAGAGGAAGTGTACAACAAATTATTGAAATTATGTTAATGGTTGTCGATGAATATATCACACCTTTTTAATTTAGTTAAATTATATAGCGATTAATTGAATATTGTTTATAATAAATTTATTCTTCATATTTCCAAATATCAAGATGTCTTCTAAAATTATTTCTATATTTTTATATTCCCAATATGGTATATGAATTAGTGCAATATTATTTGATATACAATAATTATTTTTTATTTTGTCATATTCTTTTGTTTTTTCAAAATTTTCTTTAGCTCTTTCTTTAGAAATACCATAAAACCTTACTGGTCTAAAATGCTGTTCTCCATCAAATTCTATTAAAATCTTAAGGGTATTAATATCAATATCTGAAAATATTCCAAAATCAAACTTTAATGGTAATATAGCTCTACAATCGCTTATTGAATATTGTTCTTTAAAATTAAATTTATAATCAAATAAATTTTTTCTAATCCTATCTTCTCCCTTAGTCGTACCACATTTTGGGCATCGTTCACCTTTATTTAAGAAATCATTAGGTCTAACATAGTATTCATTGTTACAATTTACATGCTTCATTAAAATATTTTCTCCTGAATTAACATACTGACCTTGAACAATATATTCATCACCTACTTGATCTTTAACCTCCTGAACAAATTCTTCATGTGTTCTCGCAACTCCACCAAAACAATTTGGACATTTAGTATTGTTGCTCAAAAAATTATTAGGTCTAATAGACCATTCATGATTACAAGTATTATGACGCATTGATATATCTTCCTTATTTCCCGTGTATTCGCCTAAAACTGTATATTCATTACCGTATAATTCATAAACTTGTTGTTTATATATTTCTGTAGATGACTTTGCAACTCCTGCACATTGAGGACATCTGCTATGACTATAAATAATATGTATAGGGCTTGGACTCCATTCATGTTTACATGTATTGTGTCTTATCTTAACATTCGTATCTAAATTAATATATGTTTCTAAAACAGTATAATCATTTCCTAAAATATTAACATAATCTTTATGTGTGATTTTATCCCCCTTGTTAATATCTAATCCAGCAATTCTTAAAGCATTATTCCACCCGAATCTTCTACTAATTGAGCTGTAAGAAGGATATTGTGGATTATTACACAAATCTTCATATTTAGGACTTCTACCATACTCCTTATAAAATCTTTGCAATTCATTAATCAATAGCTCATCACTAATCTTCTTTGCCATTTCTTTCTGCCTCCAATATTTATTTACTCCACAAAATCACAAAATATTAAATACAGAGGAGGGTTGGAGTACCCCATTGAGTTTATAACTCTCAATTTTTATCCTCTGTAAAACTATCAAATAAAAGCCGAATCTTACCCAACCAACAACTCTTCATACATCTTAATAAATTCCTGAGAGCTAACTATCTTAATATCATTTTTATCACTTATTCCTAATACGTGCATACCACTTCTAAAATCATTACTGATAAGATATTTAGCATTACCTTCAATTGCACACTTCAGAAACATCTCATCATAAATATCATTAATTTTTGGACATAATGTTTCTGAAGTATCAACAGATGTTGCCAAATAAAACATCTCAGCTAAATTTTGCATAAATGGGATTCTAGATTTATCACTACTCATATTTGATATACAGTAGTTTTTTGCTACATACATAAACTCACCAATAGTATCTTGTGAAAATAATAATCTTAGTCTATTAATAGAAATTAATTCAAGAATGTAATTGCAACTACCCAAACCGTCTATCCATGAATTCAAAAAGATATTGGTATCAACAACCACTCTTGGACGTATTATTCGTTTATTTTTCATATCTTTTAATTCCAATTGATTTTCTTGCTTGCTCTGGGGTAATTCCTTTTTCCTTCATTGAAGATTGAATTATATCTCTCATAGTATTAATACATGTCATTGGTTTTTTATACTCATATTTCACTAGTGATTTACACCTCACTTTCTTGTGACGAATATTCTTTTTTGGCGTTCTTGTTCTTAACAATACAGCACCCTCTTTCATACACATTTTACCATAAAGTGTAATGAAATGGAATAATGATATTTAAAAAAGAGGGGATACAAAATCCCCATAATTTTCAAACCATTATAATCACAATCTAACTAAAACAAACATCAAACATTTCCTAATAAATCTTTTAAACCAATTCTCTTTCACTTTACCATTCCCACAATCTTGATCCATACCATCTTCACTTAAACAATAGTTTTCTTCCTCATACTCATCATAATAATCATTACAAGGAAGATAAAATAATTTACCCATAATTATACCATCTTCTCTTTTATGTATTTATCACCTTTATCCTTATCTATCTCCTTACTCTTAATCTTACCTATATCCTTATACTTCTTTCTAATATCCTTCACAGCTTTCCTACTAACTCCCACACAACCCTTCTTAATGTCCTTCATCACAATCGAACCACCACTTCTACCTAAACACAAATCTCTACCCCTTACAAACGATTCTACAACAGCATCGCGATTCTCAAATTCCTCAACCACCCAATCTAAATCATATCCTGCTAATAAATTAATTTCCCTTAACTTTAAAATCTCATTCTCTAAACTAATCCTACCACAATCCCCTTCTCTCCAAGTTTTAGGAAAAATGGTGGAATAGTAATCCCACTTATAATCACCTCGACCAGATAAACTATTTGAGCAAATATTTAGTCTGCCACCAAAATGATTATTAGTATCTTTGATACAGTATGCTTTAGTCATATTTATGTATCTCTCCTCTACTTCTAATTGTAAGGTCGATTGATTAATGAGTTATCAATCCCTATGTGTATTAGTATAGCATGAGGAGTTAAAAGTGTAAAGCCTAAACGATAAAAATATATCAAAACAATTTAAGTAATTTTATCAATGAGATTTGTCACTCCATCTTGTATTCTATTAGATCGTCAATTTTACAATTTAGTACCAATGCAAATCTAACTAAGACATCCAACATCATATTACTAGATTTCATAATTTGATAAAGTCTAGCAGGAGTAATGTCCATTTTATTTGCTATAAATGTTTTTGTTGCTCCAGTTTGGGCCTGATACTCTTTTACTTTTCTCTCTATATTGTTTGTAATTGTTATAACCACTCAAATCACTCCATTCTATTGTTATTATACCAAATATCCTCTGTGATATAAAGTGAAAAGGATATACTAAATATTCCATCAACAGTAATAGATAGAATATTGATTACAACATCAACAAACAAATTATATCACACCAACAAATCACATGTCAAATAAATTTATTTATTACTTTACAAACTATTCCAATCATGCTATACTAACAAAGGAGGTACAAACACAAATATAAGATAGAAAGGAGTGGATATTATCATTCGAGATGGGCCAGAGCAATAGATACATAAGGAGTACAATTTCAGCAACTTTGTAAGTCATAATAATACAAAAATAAAATATTAATTGAAAGAAGGTAAAATTAAAATGGTAAATGAACTACAAATTTTCAATAGTGAAGAATTCGGTCAAGTTGAGGTTATAGTAATTAATGGAGAACCATTTATTGAATTGTATTCTGTTGGTCAAGCTTTAGGATATGTCAAAATTGATATTAAAAATGATAAAGAATACAAAAGAATTAGAGTAGATAGAATTGATACTATAGTTGAAAATGCAGAGATTAAACCTTTCGCCCACGGTGGGAGAAAATATCTAAGTGAAGCAATGCTGTATGATTTTATGCTTGAGTCAAAAACGTCCAAATGCAAATCATTTAAAAAATGGATTACGCATGTTGTTCTTCCTACAATCAATAAAACTGGTGGCTATATAGTAAATGAAGAAAACTTTATTGATACATATTTACCATTTGCAGAGGAACCTATAAAATTGCTATTCAAATCAACACTAGCAGTTATCACAAATCAAAATGGTATAATTGCTAAACAAAAAAGTGATATAGGTTATAAATCTGATGTAATTAAAGGATTAATTGAAGATATGACTCTCGCAGATAAGAGACAAATTCTCAATAGAGTTGTAATGAAATGCAGTAATTTTAACGATAGGTGGAAAGAATTATATAAAACTTATGAACTAAAAAATCATCTATCATTAGACTCTAGACTAAATTCTTACAACAAAAAACATACTCCACAATTAAGAAATAAATTAGAATACATAGAAGTAATGGGTAAAATAGATGAATTATTTTCCATTGCATGTAAACTATATGAAAATGAGGTGGGCATACTAGTGCAAGAAATGTATAAATTGCATGAAATATTATAAGTAATATATATGAAAAGAGACTCTAATTCCACTAGAGTCTCTTTTCTTTTGATAATTTTATCATTTTATAATACAAACCATCATCTAAACCCTCAAATCATTCAGACCTATACAATCCCATACCAACAACAAATTCTAACTCAACACAAGCAATCCTCATGCTTCTCATTACACCTTTCATTACATCTCAACACAAACCAACACAAAGAAAAAGACCTTTTAATCAGGTCTTTTCTTTATACTTTTCTACAAATCACAGTTCATATAAACTAAATCTCATTCCAACCCACTAAAAATTAATCTTACAATCTGGTAAAGCATTTTGCAAAGTTTCCTTCTGAACATCATTTAATTGATTCCCATATAAATTAATATACTCTAAATTATTCAAATCAAACAATCCGGTTACATCACTTATCTTATTATTATATAAATATAAACTTTTTAATTTAACTAAACCTTCAAATCCATTTGTATTAATAATTAGATTATTTTCTAAAAAAATACTTTCTAAATTAATCAAATTATCAAATCCAGTTATATTCACAATTTTGTTATCACTCAATTCAATACTTGTTAATTTTACTAATCCTTTCAAACTACTCACATCTTCAATTTTATTACCACTTAATTCAATCCTTGTCAACTTAGTCATTTCCCTCAATGAACCAATATCACTAATTTGATTAGAACGTAAAGTAAGTCTTGTTAAATTGGTTAGTCCACTTAATGCGCTAATATCACTAATTTGATTTTGTCCTAAATGCAGAGTTTCCAATTTAGTTAGTCCTTTTAATGCACTAATATCCGTAATTTTAGTATTGAATAAATATAAAGTTTCTAATTTTGTCAAACCTTGAATTGCGCTTATATCAACAATCTTATTATTACCTAAACCAAGAATTGTCAAATTAGTTAAAGATTCTATCCCAGTAATATCAACTAGATTTATCACTCCTATATTTAACTCAGTAATCTTTTTAACATCACTATTATACAAAGTTCCAAAAGGTTTATTAATACTCTTCCTTACCGCATTCTCTAAATTAACATCATTAAAAACAACTGGATAATTACCTATAGTTATAGTGACATTACATTTAGCTATCTTAGCTCCATCCTGAGTTGTTGCTGTGACAGCTACATCTCCATCCTTTATTCCAGAAACCCTTCCATTTGAATCAACTGTAGCAATAGAATCATCACTAGATTCCCATATTACATTTTGATTTGTTGCATTAATTGGAACTATCGTAGCAACTAATGTTTCATTCTCTTTCTCGTTTATTGTGATATTTTTCTTATTTAAGACAACTTTTGTAACTGGGATACCAACACTTACCTCGCAAGTTGCTATTTTATTACCATCTATGGTTGTTGCTGTAATGGCAGTTGTTCCTATGTTTAATCCTACAATCTTTCCTTTTTCATCAACTGTTGCAACAGATGGATTACTTGAATTCCAAGTAACACTTTTGTTTGTTGCTTTAGATGGAGAAATTTTTGCTGGGAGAGATTGTTTTGCATTGACTTTAATCGTTATATTACTTTTACCTAAACTAATTTCTTCAACATTTACTGGAACAATTACCTTGCAAGTAGCTTTCTTTTTACCATCAGTAGTTGTTACAGTAATAGTTGAAGATCCTTGAGATATTGCTTTAACCATTCCATTTTCATCTACTGTAGCAACTTTGATATTACTTGATTTCCAAGTGACAGCTTGATTTATTGCTGTGGAGGGAGTAATAGTAGGGATTAATGTTTCTGTTGATCCAGTATTTATGGTTGTGGTCTTTTTTAGGGTTATTTTTGATACTTTAGAGGGATTAGATGCTTGTGAGGTTTGTGAGGTTAATAATGATTGAGATATATTGGGATTTACCTCTGATGCTAGAACTGGGGATGTTAGGATTGGGGTTAATAATAGGGATAGGGATAATGTCAAGGATAATGTGATTGTGGAAATTGTGGTTAATAGTTTTTTGGTAGATTTCTTTTTCATAAATATTTCCTCCATTTACTTTTTTGTGATTATTTGGATTTGTTTGTTGATGTTATTATATAGCAAAAAAGAGGAAATAGGAAGGTTTTTATTGTGATTTGTTTCGACATTATTTTATTTATTGATTTGGTTTATTGAGAATTTAATTACATTTTAACAAATCAAAAAAGAAAATAAAAATAGATTAAATAATCAATCCTAAACATGAGCACACTTGCGAATGTTTAGCAAGGGTGACGCTTCACCCGTTACCCTTCGTTCCTTTGACTTGTCATAAGATTATTATTTTTATTATTTTTATATATTTATTATTTTGCTAGGGCGATTTCCATCGAGGATCATTTCAGCAATTTTGGTGTCCCAAAATTACTTCATGAATAATAGATTTTGTTTTGTTTTTAAATTTTTATAAACTTGGCCATTTGTAATACAACAAGAAGTAGTCTAATATATTGGGGACTAGAAATGGCCAACAAATAATTATTTTACAAATTCATCTAATAATTCTTTAAAACTTTCTTTAGATTTCTTTTCTTTTTCATTATGTACTTTAATCATTTGACTTTTTAAATCACCTTTATTATGATTAATTACAGTATTAACAATATTTTTATTGTCTTCAACATAATTGTCTTCTGAACGTCTTTCTATTTTCATATGACTATATTTATCAGTATTTAATTTACCAAATATCTTAGATCCCTCTTCTATTGCTTTATTTTGTCTTTCTTCAGCATTAACTACTAATTTATTAGATATAATTCCATTAAGAGTAACTTTAATGTTTTGCCTTACCTCTTGCTCCAATATCCATTGACTTATTTTCTCTAATTCTAAGATAACTTTCTCATGGAATATTACGTCATAAGATTTATAATAATACCTAATATTAGATGTTTTATTTAATAATTCACATACCTTTTTATTAAATTCTGTATATTTGTCACAAATAAATACATCTTTCTTACTTTCAAAACCCATTACTTCAAGAATTTTATTTTCTGCATAAAGTATTGTATCAAGTTCTTCATCTGAAGCAGTTGTATGAGTTTCTTTAGATATTGCAATTTTATCTTCTTCGCTTCCACCAATAAAATCTAATATATCTACTATAGTACCATCGTCTAGAACAATATTTTGATTAAATTCAGTAAGACCACATGCAACAGTAGTAACTAATTTCCAGCTAACTAAACACTTACTTTCTAATGATTTAAAAGCTCTTTCAACTGTTTCATATAAGTTTCTATTATTTAACATATAAAATTCTTTAACATTGTCACTATCTGCATTTATATAGTCTGATAATATATCTCGATGGAATTTGCCAAAACTATAATTATCGTTGATCATGTCTAAAGCTCGTAACATTTTATCTCTACTTAAATATATTTTTCTTTCTTGTGTAGTTTGATATTTTTGTACAAGCAAATCTAATACTAATTGTTCAATATATTTACCATAAACATTATTATTTCCTTTTGTGTCTTTGCGACCATCAACTTTTTCTTTGACTTCATCGTATATTTCATCAATTATAAATTTATTTCCTGATTTATGATATTTTAAATATCTCTCCAATTCTTTTAATTGAGCTATTTTTGCATTACCATTTAATACTTTCTCTTCTAATAATTCACATAATTTTTTGTAATTTGAAATGGTCATTTTTCCTGATAATTTACTAATATTCATTTTTCAATACATCTCTCTTTCTTTTGTAGTTTAATTATTTCTCTCACTTTATTGTTATTATTAAATACTAGTAGGACAAGGTGGAGAGTTTACCTTTAATAATAATTCATGAGGTCATTATCCCTACTAGTAAAATTTGTGTCAGATTTAAGACACATCAAAAACACCTTAAAAATAATCAAGGTATTTTAATCTATCTTAAATTTTTATTAAATTATTATATTTATAGAATATTACAAATCATAAAACCCTTGCTACAGGCCACTTTCAGAGTATCCAATATCCTATGAAAATGTCCTTTTATTTAGTTGGAGGTTAGAGTGATGTGATGGTGGTAGGAGGAGAGGGATTAATTTGTAATTTTAATCCCTAGTGGTTATTTTGGATTGTTAATTTATTTATTATCTTTTGAAATTATTTCTTTATTAGTTACATCTTCTACTTCTCCATCAAAATTAAACATACCATCAATCATTTCCTCACTATGATCCTTTCGATATCCCTGTGTTGTTTTAGGATCAGAATGGTGAAGAAAAAGCTGAACTTCTTCTAATGAGAATTTTTTTGGTAATCCAGTTTTAGGATCAATAATACGTGGATCTTGCCCCTCTAATAAACACTCGCATCTACTGTGTCTGTAGGAATGTGGAAATATATGGATTTCTCTTCCTTCTAATTCACTAAATATTACAGAAATAGCAACAACTCTATCATATATAGCACCATAAGTTACTTCTTTTTTATTTTCTCCAGTTCCAGTAATCCACAAAGCATCCAAATTATCTTCACCACGTTCAATAATAAGTTTCCTAGCTAATTCTCTAGTATCATTTAAATATACTAATGGAAATGTTTTTCCTCTTTTACCAACAACGATATTTGTTTTATTTCCTTCCTGAACATCTTGCTTCTTGATTTGATAAACCTCATTCCTACGACCCCCAGAATCAAACAAAAGCATATGTAAAACAGCAAGCTGTAATTTGCCACGTTTTAGCAATTCTCCTCTAATTCTCCAGATTTGATCAAAAGTCATAAAAAAGTTATCTTCATCAGTTTTTACTGGCTCTGAGGGAAGACCTTTCACCTTTCTGGATACATTATTTTCATATTCTGTCTCGTCATCTTCCTCGCAGTACGAAAGCATAGACCTAGTGGAACTCATTAATCTATTTGCTCTTGCATTAGATACTTTTAAATCATCACTTAACCATATACTTAACCTTCTAAAATCCTTCTTTCCTAAATCAAGAATACATTTATTACCACAAAATCTATTTATATAAATCATAATGATCCTTAAATCTTGGAAATATGCATCAATGGTTCCTTTCTTCTTTTTTCTTTGTCTATATTCTTCTAGAAAATCATTCATCACTTCTTTGTTCTTTGGATTAATTATTAACCATTCTTCTTTAGTGTAAATTGGATTATATACTCTTCCACGTTCTGACATTAATTCACTTCCTTTATAGTTTACTTTTAAATTAACTTGCTGTATTCTCTTGTTGTTTTTCGTAGTCTTCTTCATACATCCATTTAAATCCACCACAGGTTTTCTGCTTTTTACCTTTACAAACATTCCCTATGGAGCTTGGATCTATATGTAACTCATTTGAAGCATCTACAATAGAATTAAACATATTTATATATTCGTCATTTAATGATAATTGAACAACTTTTCTTTTCTGAGGTCTAACGACTATACATTTATCTTTTAAACTATCTTTTTTGATTTCATAATTATCTTTAAACATAAATATATAACCACCTGCACTTCTCTCTTTCTCTAGGCATACCGCAGATATATGAGTAACATTAATACCCAATTCTTGTTCAGCATATCTACCACAAGAAAACTCTTTAATTAACTCAAAATTACCGTTTAATTGAACTACTGGTTTAGCAGAAGGATTTTTATCTCCTATATGACTTTCGCTAATTTTTTGTTTCCATTCATCTGTAAATTCCCTACCAGTCATTATATTTCTCATCTTTTCTTTTGTTTCTTCTGATACGATTCTTTGTTTAGCAATCTCACTCATTTTATTTTTTGTTTTTTCAGTATGTTTATAACCATTACATCCCTCTCCACCTTCAGTTTGATTATAACCATAATAATTATCTAAAGTATTAAATTCAAATATAAGTTGTTTTTCCATATTCTTTGCATCTTCTTCATTTAAATTTTCAAAAAGTATCAAATGTTCAAAGTTATCCCATCTATATTTCTTAATAGAACTATAAAAATGAGGACTGCTTTTATAATGATTACCGTGACTCCATCTTTTTTCTGGTTTTTGTTTTGTTATTCCTATATACTTTTTTGAATTAATTTTATTAATGTGCATATAAACTGTATAATTATTATTTTCCATCAATATTCTACCAATATTTCTGTCCTTGGATTTTCCTTATCATATCCGCATTTTAAAGTAAGAGTATGCAAATGTTTATAATCATCGTCAACTATAAATCCTTCTGATAAACCATCTAAAATGAATTTAGGAGACAGATTATCTGTATCATGCCTCGCTTTGGTTTTAAAGTAATATGTAAATGTCATAGCACATGATTCTATATTTATATTGCTATAGCCATAATCTTCAATTAACCAGATTATGAAATCCTTCCATGTTTGTTTTAAACCATTCATTTGAGGACGTTTCATAATCATCCATTTATTAATAGAGGGATGATGAGGAGATTCTATTGGTTCTTTCCTTCGTTTTGGATGTAGATTAAAATAGTATTTATTATATTTTTCCAATGTAGAATTATCTATTGTAATTAATATTTTATTAATGATAATAAACTCCTTTCAAATAATGATTTACTGAGGGACTGATAGGGGATATTAATTTTAGTATTTGATTTACTATTTCTCTCACTCCTATTTTAATTATTTAATCCCAATTACTCAAATTATCACAAACAAAGACACAACCAATAATTCAGTCATGTCTTTGATATATCTTATTTATTATTTATCATATTAATCTCTACCAAATAAATTTCTCAACCTCAGTAATATTAATGCAATTTTCAACTTGGGCTTTCATCGAAAAATACCTATACAAATTACCTTCCATAAATGCTTTTCCATCCAAATATAATTGTATGAATTCTGATCTCGTATGTACTTGAATCCCAGAATCCAACGTAGGCCAAGGTACATTCAGTATTTCAGGAGATACACTTACTGCTCCAATTGTTAATGCAAAATTACCTTGATATTCTTTGTCGAATTTGTAGCTATGATTTTCACCTGTGCAATTTGATTGAAAGCCGTTTAGGATTGTTTGATTACATGCTGTATTTAGTTCTAATATTTTATTGTCCTTAACTTTATCAATATTTAGCACTGGATTAACAATATAAACCACATTCCCATCAATATACTGATAAAAATATACTCCATCCGTTGTAATCAAACTAGGATTAATAACCCCTAACAACTCAAAATGCCTTTCTCCATTTTCATTAATGCAAATATCACCCTCTTGTGGATTTTCAAAAGCATCTGAAAAACCATAGATAATATTATTGTTTAAATCTACTCTAATATAATGTTTATTCATAACATTAACCCTCCATAATTTTGATTAGTTCACATCTATATTTCGGCATCAGCGACATAATGCCCTTGAAAGATCAATGATTGACCAGGAGTTAATCCACCTGGTTTTCTAAAACCTGTTTGACTTATATTGGTAAATGGAGTTATAGATGCTGCTATATCTACGGATACAGCTCCATTTATTGAAATAACTAATACATTAGGAGTACCATCAAGCTTATAGCATTTAACCGTTGGGGTTACTCTTTTTTTAACTGAAAATGCATTTATAATATCTGCGAATCCAGCTGAGTCTGCCATTCCTGATAGACAAATTAGTCCAAATACCGTATTTGTGCCAGGGGAGGTATTAGCGTCATAAGTTTTCTCATAATACCTCAAACAGGCTAATAGTTCATCTGTAAAACTTTTAGCTTGAAAAGGCAATGCCGTATTACCAAAATTAAAATTAACCTTACTCAATGTACCCGTTCCAAATTCTACAGTTAAATTAGTGCCACCAGTTACACTTCCGGTTATTCCTGTTGCTCCATAACTTCCTGCGCCTATTTTACCTTGAGATGTTCCTGTCCAAGATAATGTATAAGTGCCTGTGTATAAATTTAATCCTTCAATGATTTGTTGTAGTGAGCCAGCACTAATTGTTAATGTTGTAATATTTGCCGATGTTGTAAAAGTATAAGTGCATCCAGAAGCACCAGCTTTCCACCTGTCGTGTCCATATGCTCCTGCCGATAAAATGACTGTTCCAGATACAACTCTTTGATTTATGGAGAAATTGCCATTGATTATGGCTTGTTGGAGGACATTGTATGGAACAAATATATTGCCAGCCAATATGGATATAGGAGTAGCATCTGTAATCCCATATCCAACTAAAGTTGTAGGTACAGAACCCAATTCACTAAATACAACTTGCCCCCATGCTTCGCTTCCATCTGTTGCTCCTGATTTTAATACTTTGGTATTATTTGTCGTATTAGTAGCAGGAACATGATGGGAACCGTCAGTTGAGGGATGAACATATGCATTTGCTCCTATTGCAATTCCTGATAATTTAGTTTTCTCATCTGAAGTATAATCCTCAGTTGATAATTGCTTATTTGTTACTTTGTCTACTTTATTATCTGACGCAGTTTGTAATTCTGTCAATAATCCCGCAACCATAAATAATTGAACTTTATCTCCAATTATAAATTCTTTTGCAGTAGTCCCATCTCTTGCTCTACCTACAGTAAATACATTGCCATTTTTAGATGTTACTTCAACTATTTCATTTATAGATGAATTTCCCAAAGTAATGTAAAATGGAGCAGAAGGGAAGTTATCTGCAACTACAGTAATTTCCAAATCTGATAATCCAACTGGAGATGCTAAATTTGATTCTGCATTGTTGGCTATATTATGGAAAGTCAATTATTATCACTTCCTTTTATGGATAAATTATTTAATTTTACATTCTTATAGGAATAGATTCAATTATTGTTTCTATGTTTTTAGATGAGTCAATTTCTCCATTTGCTAATAATGGTCGCATCTTCATTTTAAACTCCACATTACCTCCAGTTGTTGGAGACAATAATACGAATGTTTTCTTAAAATTATTATCAAATTGAGCTTCTCCTTCTGATATAACAGTTCCCGTTCTATCTTTATATTCGTATGTCACACTTTCAAAAGAAAAATTAGACCCATCTTTTGACGAAACATTAAGTCCAACATCTTTCTGCTCCCCTAATTTGAATAAAATACTAATCACCTCATTTATTATTCATCTTCTGTAACAATATATTTATTAGAAATCTCTGTAAAATTATAATTATTTTCAAATTCTTGCAATACATATTTATCTTTTAATTCTGTAAATAAATATCCAACTTCTGCAAATTCTGTTATAATATATTTATCTTGAATCTCTGTAAATATATATTTATTGCCTCTTCTCGATTGGATATTAACTATATTTCTTACAGTGTCATATAGACTTATAATTGAATTTGAAATTTTTAATGTTAAATCTGATGCAATTTGAATAATTTTGCTTATTTTACGTTTTGTTTGGGTGTTTGTTGTAGATGTGACAACGACTTTTCTTTTAGTAATTGGAGATAATGAATTTAATATTGTAATTTTACGCTTAGTATTAAGAGTAGAAGTATTTGTAAGGAATGTTTTTCTTTTTGCATCAGAATTATTTGTAATATTTACTAAAATTTTTCTTACTGTATCTAAGTTGATATTGATGGTAATAAAATTTGATACAATTCTAATGGTATCTAGATTTATTAATTCTGTTGTTGTAATTTTTCTGGTTGTATCATGATTTGATGTGATTGTTACTTGGATTTTACGGGTAGAATCTATTGATATATTTGGATTAATTGATATTTTACGATATGTATTATTTTCTTGAAGTATATTTAATATTACTTTGCGATTTGTATTGATGGAAGTTTGTATTATATTAGATATATTGCGCTTGATATCAGAATTAACTGTTACATTATTTGAGAGTTTTTTGTAAGTGTCGAAGTTTAAGGATGGATTAATTACAATTCTTCTTTGGATATTAGAATTTATTGTAGGTGATATTAATATTTTACGGTTTGTTTGTGGTTGAGAATTTGAAGTGTTGGTTATTTTTAGGAGTGTGTCGCACTGAGAGAGTATTTGATTAACTACACTTTTTTTTGAATCAATAGTTGATATAATTGTTTTGTGAATATTTCTCGTTGTGTCATTAATTGATGTTTCTAGAGTTGATATTTGTCTAAACGTGTCTGTATTAAATGAAACAGAATAAGTTATTTTTATACCGGAGGTATTAAATTGGGAACTGTTCAATAATGAGGTATTAAACAATAGTTATACACCACCTCGCTTTAGAGAATAATATATTATTTATATAGCTTCAATCTGAGAAACACAGGATAAAGAAACACTTATATCGTTCATAGGAATCTCATCTGATGTACTTTTCGCACGAACATATAGAATTTTATTAATTGGTGTAATTTGAGCAGTTAATGTTAGAGGTGATCCGTATGCTTCCCAAGTTATATTGTCTAAACTTAATGCCCATTTATTTGAATTTGTACCTATAATACTTATTGATGTATTAACACCAGAGGTTGTCTGAAATCCAGTCTCAGTTCTAATAGCTAATTTTACTCCTGATGAAATCTCGTTGTTCGTTGCATTGAGTATGATTAAAATAGGATGTGTTCCTAAGCCAGATTCGCTTACAAGTGTTCCATCGGTTAAATTTACAGTAGGATTTGTATCGTACATATGAATATAAGCCATTTTTATTTTCCACCTTTCTAAATTTTGATAATGTATCTTATTTTATTAACAATGGATAAAATAGTAAAAAAATAAGAGGAAGAAGACAATTTTGTCTGTCTGTCTTCCTCTTATTTTTTGTTTTGGTTGGATGTTTTTGTAATAATTATAGGATTGTACATTTCTTATAATTATTATTTATGTCTATTTCTAAGCTCTTCTATTTCTTCTTCGGCGTATTTGTATTTCTGCTCATCTTCACTGTCTATCAGATAATCATAATCACTGGCACAAATATATACTTCTCTTATGTTTAGATAATTGTCTTCAAAATCATCTTCGATACTAACTATTTCTTTATTATCTAATACCAAATATTCATCTCTCATCTCAAAATACCTTTTTAAACTACAAGATTTTCTTCCTGACCAATATTTAATGCCAAGTATATAATCTTCACCAAAAATATTTGATATTTCTTCCATATCATCAGAAGTTAAATTGCCAACATGTCTTATGATGTTTTTCAAGAGATTGGAATGTTTTTAGTGTGAAGGAGGATTTTGATTGTTGATAGGGTTTTAGGTTTGTTCATTAGTTGATGATACTCCTTTTTGTTTTGGATTTTTTGATTTTGATTATTTTGCTGATAAATTACTAGATGTTTTTAATATTTCTTTTGCATATTCCTGTTGTATTAATGTTACATTCTTATTTCTTTTATTCTTTATATTAATTAAATATGTATTTAAACCACTATTAAATGGCATGTCACTCGTAATATATTTATCTGCAAATTTTAATGTATAATCAATATATTTACCATTTTTCTTGATTGCACCATAATAACCTTTTAAAACAATATCGTCTTTTGAATAAAATTGTAATTCATCACCATTCAAAACTTTATTATATTTATTTAATACATAGATAAATGTATTAAATAAATTATCTTCCGTCCAATAACCCCTACCTCTTATTTCTTTTCCCTTGTCAAAACGCTCTGCAAAATTACGCCATGCTCCAAATCGTAGCCATATTTGTCTATATAATCCACTGTGATTAGTTCTTAAATCTTTTGGTAATGGCATAGTTATACCGTCTTTAGATAATTCCATAGTTCTTTTAAATAACTCTTCATCAGATATTTTTGTAGGTGGAATTATATAATCGCAACTTACATCTTTGAATTATAATTCCAAATATGGTTTAAATATATTATATAGTTCCTTTTGGATATTATCATATGTATTATTAAATATTTCACACTCAATAGATATTAGATTTATATTATACTTATCATATAATCTTTGCTTATTTTCTCTATGATCTCTATATCTATTATTTATCCTGGAATCTGTTCTTGTTAAATCATAACCCCATACCTCGCAATGAATTTCTTCTCCATTAATAGTGTAAAAAGTAAAATCACTTCTATGATTTCCTTCTTCTTGAATAAAAGGATGTTGCTCTCTCTTGTATTGTTTATCATATTTAATCAGAAATTGTGCTGTCATATATTCATAAGTAGAAGAATTTAAATAACCTCGATCATCCACTAGTTCAGTATCGTCTTTATAATTAAGCAATTCACGAAGACGAGTCATTCCTCCAAATGATGCAATTACTCCATCTGTAATATATAATTCATTATAAATTTCTGACATTGTAGGGAATCTACCATATTTTTCTATTAGATTAGAAATATCATTAATCAATTTTTCTTCTGTGATTATGATGTTGGTGTTTTTAATTGTTTCTGGTTTTTTATTTGTTTTCTTTATTTTGTTTACTTCTTTTACTTTTAATGTTTTACAATCATCACAAGCTATTTTCTGGACATGTGACTCCATTTGATTCGTATAAGATGTATATTGCAGATTAAAATTTTTACCACAATAATCACATTCTACATTAACTTCTGATCGGCTATTGTAAAGCAAATCCTCTACTTTAACTTCAAAATATTCTCCTGTTTTTGTATAATTGTATCCCTTTGAAATATAATATCTTAAATTATGACCATTCCATTTTACTAAAGTTGTACTATTTATAAGCATTACCAACATCCTCTCTAAAATGTTATATTTTCTCTCTAAAATTAAACATAAAAGAAGAAGGGATGAGAGAATCCCTTCTTATCAGTAATTAATTAAGTTTCGAACCTCAATTATTACCTATCTTTTAAAATTAATTATTAAAATTTAATTATCGAGCAACTGTTAAATACTGCCCAAAATCTTTCGTTCCCAAAGGACACATACATAAGAAACTTATTGGCATACCTTGATTTTTTGCTTCAAAAGCATTGTTAATTTCTCCTGTAGGGGCCGCTTTATAAAAGTTTAGGTAAATATCTTGCACAATTGCATTTGTATCAGGGTTATAAGCAATAGTTTTTGCCCAAATCATGTAGTTTTTCGGAATTGTGTTTGCACTTAAAGCTGTTATATTGGCTGTTACTGTTTGCGGATATACAACTGTGACATAGGTTCCATCTGCAGGAGGGGAAGTGATTGTAACGACTCCAACACTCAATGCTCCTGAATATTTTTTCCCTTGCGCGTCAAAAACTTCTACTGTAGTAGTACCAACAGTCGCCGTTCCAACTAGTGTAACTTTTCCAACCGTAGGAACTCCCACTTTAAGATTTTCATTTGTCATTACTGTCGTGCTTCCACTTGTAGGAATAACACCATGTTGAATTCCAACAATAGAATCACTGAAATACAGGGGAGTTACTGAAAACTCTTCTTCGCGTTCGGAAAATAATATGCCTTGGGTATAGTTCCCAATACCACCTTTTAAAAGTTCATTCTTAATTTTGCTTGCCCAGTCTGCTTTTGAAGTAACACCAAAGAAATATGTCTTTGTAGCATCAGATAAATCTTTAAGATATACCTCCATTGTGTCTTTTACAATAATATTATCCATTTTAATACCTCCTATTTTTATTTCTTGCTAGGAATCATTGTCATATGACTATTTGCAAAACTTTTATCTTCTTCACTCAATGCTGTTTTATTCTTTTTACTTAAATCAACGTCTTTATACCAAGAATTAATATCTGACCCACTACCATGGCTTGCAAACAGTGTAGTCATATCAAAAGTTTTAAAATTTGAAATTCTATCAAATAAAGCATATAGTTGATATATCGTCAATTCAAAAGGATTAGTGTATAACCATGCACTAGTTATCATGGCTTTTAGCGTCAATACTTCACCTTTTTGTTCCTGCATCATTCTTTCTAACTTGTTATAATACTCAATTTCAGGATTAGGATTTGGTTTATGATATTCAATATGATTCATTTTTTTTATCAAATCTAAGTAATAAGTTAATTCTTGATCTGTTTTTATTTTATGGAAAACATCTTCATAGAATATGAAATTAAACAAATCTGTAAATGCTTGTAATAAATTAAAATTATCTTCTTTGAAATAATTTATAATTTCAATAAAACTTGCTTCTTCAAAATATGATTTGAATTCCTGATCAATCAATGGTATTATATCTGCTTTATCAAGATGCATTGTGGAAATATATTGCATTAATTTTGGGTAATCTTTTGTTTTAACGAAATGGCATATTCCAATTGGTGTCTCTAATTCAAGATATTCTCCAAATATAAATAATTCTTCCATAATATTCAACCTCTTAATGTCCCATTACTAACATTTGCCCATACTGATAATCCTGCATATGTATCATTAACTTTAAACATTCGCCAATCTGTTATTTTAACAGAACTTCCTGCTCCTGCAATATATTGATTATCAATAGATTGACATATCTCGTAAGCAATCATAAATAAACGAAGCTCCCCTGACCCATTGAGAATATAATGAGATATATCACAAAGAATAATAATTTCATAAACATCATTACTTATAGGATCTGATAAATTACCTCGTAATGGATATATGAATACTTTCACAACAGAATTTGTTAAAACTGTTGGATCGAATGGGGTTAAAAGCAAAGAAGTACCTATGGGGTTATCTTGAATATCGGGTTGATTTATCAAATTTCCTTGTGTGTCATATGTTTGATGCAACAATGGTTCATCAGTTAAGTAATATACATACCGAAGAAAATTTTGATTAGATATTATAGGAATTAATATTTTTACAATATTTTTCCCCATATGTTTAAATTTTAAGCTAAGAGACATAAATATCACTTCCTTTTGTTAATAGCACCACATCCTTTAAAAAGATAAATATTCGTCTAATATTTCTTCAATGTTATCAAAATCCCAATACCAAATCTCTAGAAAATTATATCCGTTTTGTAAAGCATATTCTTTCTTTCTTTTGTCATGTTCCTGTTGAATTTTATATTCTTCTTCGGTTTGATTTCCTGCAGTACCATCATGATATTGCCCTTGATATTCTACTAGTTATATTTAAGAATATAGAAATCATAAGACAAAAGACCATTTCCTAACCCTACAAGCCCTTCAAAAGTTTTTTGTGGGATATAGTAGACTTGATTATCTAAAATAATTATTTCGTTATACTCATCTTCTAAAATTTTTGTAAAACTTTCAGCAATTAATTTTTCATTAATTCTTTCTTCGCCTTTTGAATAATTACATTCCGGACAATGAAAATCGAGAATCGTTGAGCCTGAAATTATTCTTTTGAAATCATTGTGTTTACCATTGGGGCATTTCCACCACACTCTTTTTCCGCTACAAAAAGAATAATCATAGGGCGTTTTTTCATTTTTGTCAGACCAAAAATTAAAAACATTAGGATACTTATAGCCTAACGAATTGCATTTATTACACTGTATACTTCCTTCTTGCCCAAAAACTAAATTAGTTAATTTTTTCAATTCGCTATTATGTATTCCTTTTGGACATTTTAACCATTGTTTTATATTTGAACCATAACTTATTTCATTCGGACTATACTCATTTAAATCATAATCCCACCTGTCCAATAAGTCTTGACGTTCATTTTCTATACACCATTGTTCAAAAGATATGCTATTATTTAATCTGGATTTTCTTCGATTTTCCGTACCATATAATTTTAATGCACAGTTTTGGCAATAATATTTTCCATCTTCTTTTGATATTTTATTAAAGTCTTTCCATGGAATATCTTTAATCTTTCCGCAATTATCACATTCAGCGTCAACTTTGACATGACTACCTTTACTTAAATCATCAACTTTTACTAATATTTTAGAACCTCGTATAACCTTTAATCTACCCCTTTTATCATTTCTTCTTACAATTTTGTATCCCTTGCCTTCATAATATTCAATAATTGTAGGATGTAGAATAACCTCAACTTCTTTAGTTATTAATCCCATAATTTATCATTCTCCTTCCAGTATTTAGAGAGACAATGGGAAAAGACATGTGATACTGGCACATGTCTTTTATTACCCCATATAGGTTTGCAACCCCATATGAGAACCATATTTGGTTAATAATTAGATAAATTGCAATTTAACTATTATAATAAAAATTTAAAACAAACTCTTTACCTGAATAACCATTCCGTCCTGACTAACAATTTCTTCATCCACACTCTTACACCAAATCTTCACATATCCCAAATAATCCCCTCTTACTACACAAGTATTATTAATTGCATTTTGTGATGTAATAATTGCTAATGTAGTTGGCAAATTATCAATTCCTGTTAACCAGAAAGATGATTCTTTAATTATAGGTAAGCCATTATTTTTGAATACTGCTAAATATTCTTTAGTGTATGTTTTGATTATACTTGTACTTCCACTAATTTCAACAGTATAATTATTTTGTGGTACACTAACAATCTCAACACTAATTTCATCCATTACATTCAAGTCATTTGCCATCCTACAACTGAATACAACATTTCCAACATCTAAAATTGTCACAACTCCTGTAATTGAATTAATAGTTGCTTTTGTAATATCATTACTACTAAACACTAAATTAGGTACAGTAGAAACAATTATCCCATCAATTTTCACTTGTGCATTAATTATTAATGAATCATTTTCATTGACTTGAATCGAGTCTCCATTTAAAATAGTAAGAGAATATGATGGAAATACTTGCTCAACCTCGCTATACACCATTTTTATCAACAATAAACCATTCACAGTAATATCATCAATATTTACTACCGAATAATTCCTCATTCCAATTTTAAACACGTAGTTCATTGGAATTTGTCTAGTAATAGATGTATTGCTTATTTGTATTGCAATTTCTGAATCCAAAGTTGATATTATTTTTTGTTCATCTAGGGAGATTGAACCTTTTGAGATTATGCATGGGATTTGATGGAGGGTTGAGGATGAGTCGTAGAATTGGAGGGTGTTGTTGCATTTCTCAATAATTCCTACATCTGATATTTGAGAAGTTGTGTCATTGTTTACACAAATCCAATTTGAATCATCAAATTCAACAATTTCACCAATATTTATAGTTTCATCAGGAAAACATAATAATCTCTTCCTATTGGGATTCTTAATAATTGAACTTTCTTCTACAATTCTCGTTTTTCTATCAACATCACTAATTTTAACTAATTCATAACTTGTAGAATTTTCAAATTCAGTTGATACTAAATTCTTCATGTTGTCTGTAAACAAAGTTTTTCTATCTTGACCTCTTCTTGCTTGATAATCCGTCCACCAAGTCAATTTAATATCAACCTCCTTTATAAATTCTTACAAATTATTAAAATTATGTATAAAGGGGAGATTTTCACTCCCCCTATATTTGTTTAATAATTACATATTTTCTCTTTTACCAATAATTTTTAAAACTGAAGCATCTGCTGCTGCGTTATAATGTAAAACTTTACAATACTCTTTAAAGTTTTCTAAGCTTTGACCTGCTGCTAATTCTATAGCACCATCTTCAGTTACTAAATTATCTAGATTTATTGTTACAACATTGGCAGACGTATTACTAATCAAATAAAAACCTTTTACATCAAGAGTAACACTTTGCGCTAAAATATTTGCCGTTAATTTTTTACTTACATACCCAGTTGTATTTGCCATTATTAATTCCTCCTCTTATTTATTTAATTTTATAATTAGATACTTATATTAAAGTCCTTGATAACATTTAGTTCTTTTGCTAAGATTGATTCTATGTTATCAAAGTCTTTATACCATATTTCAAGAAAATTATATCCATTTTGTTGAGTGTATTCCTTCTTGCGTCTATCATGCTCGACTTGTTTCTCAAAGTCTTCTTTAGTTTGATTTTTCACAGTTCCATCATGGTATTCGCCTTGATATTCAATTAATAAATTATATTTAGGCAAATAAAAATCGTATGATAATAAACCTCCACCTAAACCGACAAGTCCTTCAAACTCTTTTTGTGGAATGAAATATTTATTATTATATTTATTTATTATCTTATCAAATTCCTCTTGAGAAATTTGAATCCAATCACTATTTATTAAATTATTGCTTATTCTTTCTTCTCCTTTTGAAAAATCACATTCAGGGCAACGAAAATTATATCTATTAGAACCGTCTACACCTCTTAAATAATCCTTGTGTTTTCCATTTTCGCATTTCCAATAAACTTGTTGGTGAGTATGTGTAGTATATTCGTAAGGAGACTTTTTATTTTTATCAGACCATAATGCTAATGCTTTAGGATATAATGTTCCAAGACTATCTAACTTATGTATTTTTTTACTAGTACAATATGGACATCTGCTTCTTTGCACAGAAAAACTAGCACATGCAATTAGATAATTCTCATGATAATCTTTTTCTTGGCAAATAATATATACTTTACTACTACTATTAGCATAGCTAATTTCCCAAGGATCTAGAATATTTTTATCATAATCCCAATATTTTTCAAGAAAATCTTTACAAATATTATCAATACCCCATTGAGCAAAAGAGTTACATTGGTTACAAGTTATTATACTATTTCTTTTTGTAAAATTACTTATATTTTTTAACTCACTTTTATGTATTCCCCTAGGACATTGAAAGTAATATTTTTTATTTGAACTGTAACTAATTTCATTAGGTAAACAATTATTTAACACATAATCCCATCTGTCTAATACATCCTGTCGATTATTATCTAAACACCATTGTTTAAAAGATATACTGTTAATTAATTTAGTTTGCATCGAGTTTTTATAACCATATAATTCTAAAGCACAGGTTTTACAATAATACACACCGTCTTTAATATATTTATTATAAGTATTTAATTGCATTTTTTTCAGTATTTTATTACAACTGCTATTATCACATTGAACTTCTACCATTGCATTACTATTACTTTTTAAATCTCCAACGTTTACTATTATTGTTGTACCCTTTTTAACACAATTTCTTCCACATTTATCTATTTCTCTAGGAATAATATAACCTAAATTTTCAAACCATTTTATATTTTCCCCACTTAATCCAACTTCAACTTCTTTAGTTAATAATCCCATATATTTTCTCCTTCCTATATTAGAGAATTAATTGGGAAAAGACATGTGTATAGGCACATGTCTTTTAATTACCTTCAACAAGTTTCGAACCTTATTAAAGAACCATAATTTGTTTTCTACTCGAAAACTAAAATTTGTACGACATCTCCTGCGATTAATTGAGTCGCGCCTTGTCCTAGAATCCTTATTCTATTAGGAGCAGTTTGAATAGTTGCTCTCCATGTTGTAGGGTTGTCTTCACCATTCGTATCGGAATGTTGAATAATAAATTTTGTTGGAGCAAATGGCAAAGGAACATTAACTTCATTAGCCAATATATCTTGTGCAGTTACAACACGATCTACAATAACCATTTGCTTTGTTGCGGAAACAGTGCCACCAACTGAATTCTCTACCGTACAATTTGCTGCACTAGTTGTAGTAATAGTCATATTGCCAGCAGTACCAACGGTATCATATGTCAATAAAACGCTGTGTCCACCAGCAGATATA